AACGGTGAATTATATTTAAAGCGGGTTTAACTTAAAGTTATGTTTCAATCATAACTACCAATTGAAAGTATATGCCAATATACTTTTAATCTCCCTAGCTAACTGGGTGCAGCTTTGCTGCATCTAGTAGCTACATTGGCTACTGTAGCCAGAGTAAGCATCTGCTGCTCGCAGATACTTAAGTTGTTCGCTATCGCTCACCCGCTACGCTTCGCTCCGCTCTCACAGTACGAAGCGTACTGTTCACTAATACTAAAACCTATCAATCCGGTAAGGAAGACTTCGAGTGAGCATAGTACCCCCAAGACTCAGCATTACTGCCTATCTTGGGGGAATACTATACTTTTAAAACCATAACGATTCGTATAAGTTGTCGTTCTCGTTTCGCAATCACAGTCTTTGCCCATGGCTACCCGTTGAGCCTAGCATTGTCTCTATCGCGGACGACTGTGTAGCACTTGTGAGTTCTTCGACACCCACAACTTTTAATCCAGCTCAAGAGGAATAGCTGGAACCATGTCTTCACCAGTGAGTCCTTATTTCAGGTTGTTCAGTGGGTACGCGGCAGATCTATCAATTGACCTGCAAGGGAAAGGTACTAGATTGGGCTAAATATGTCAATGGTTTCGGAAGAAAAATTGCTACAAAAGATACTTGGCTTTCCTCTTCAGGATCATCCACTTATGCCTTCTCCAGATGAGGAGCAGCGATTGCAGATGATAAAAAACGTGGGGCCAGAGGAAACGATGCGCCTGTTTTTGCTGCGTGAGCAACGTATTCGTGCAGAAGTTACTGATCCGTATAGGTATGGAACAGAATTGACGGCCTGGCCTGATGCGGACGGTTTGCTGGATCGCCAGAATGAACTGCTCATCCTTGGTGGCAACCGAGCCGGTAAGACGGAGTATGCTGCTAAACGTATTGCTCAGGCGTTTGTGGGAACTGACCTTTCTGGGAATATGCCAGCTTGGGTTCGGGAAAAGACCGGCAAACGTGGCGTGAACATCTGGTGCTTGCACACCACCCACATGACAAGTGTGAGTATGCAGCAGAACGTATTTCATAAATACCTTCCTCAAGAACTTAAAGAAGCCAAGCGTAGCAGGCACACGCAGGTGAGCTGGACGCAAAAGAACGGCTTTAGCGACAATACCGCGGTTTATAATGGCAACCAGATCTGGTTTCTTAATTACAGCCAGGACATCAAGGTCGTCGAAGGTGGTGAGGTGGACTTTGTGTGGTGTGACGAGCTTGTGCCAGCAGACTGGCTGGAGACGCTGAGATACCGGCTAGTAACGCGCAACGGTAAGCTTTTGGTTACTTTCACGCCGATCTTAGGCTACACCCAGACGGTTAAGGAATTTATCTCGACCAGCAAGATTAAGTCCTGGAAGGAATCCGAGCTGTTGCCAAACAACAACGTCATTGGCGTACCTGCCGGCAACATGCCGTATACCGCAGAGAGCGTGTATGGAAAGCACGGCTGTATCTGGTTTCATTCAAAGCTGAATCCCTACAACAACTGGGAGCGCATGAAGCAAACGCTCAAAACCAGAAGCACTCATGATATTAAGATTCGTGCTTATGGCTGGGCCGAGCAAACTGCTGGCAGTCAATTCCCGCTCTTTGGGGACGTGAACATCTTCCATGAACCGATCACGGCTTTAGTACCGGAAGGTACTAACTACATGGTCGCAGATCCAGCAGGTGCGCGTAATTGGTTCATGCTTTGGGCGCGTGTAGACCAACATGGCACCATCTGGATTTACCGTGAGTTTCCTGATGCCAGTTATGGTGAATGGGCTGTGCCTAGCGAAAAGGCAGATGGTAAACCTGGTCCTGCGCAGCGACAGGGTGCTGGCCGTGGAGTCAATGAATACACCGAGTTGATCTGGAACCTAGAGACTCATTCAGACAAACGGGAAGAAATTGCCGAGCGATATATTGACCCTCGTTCCGCCGGCTCAGAGACGGTCAGTAAAGAGGGTGGTATAACATTGTTGGACTTACTTGCTGATGCTACTGATCCTCTAGACTTCATACCAAGTGTAGCGGTTACGGTTGATGAACGAGTACTAATCATTAACGATTTGTTATGTTATGATCGAGAACAGCCACTTGATATAACTACAAATCATCCCAGAATTATGGTTCATGCTGATTGTCAAAACCTGATATACTCTATGAGAGAGTGGACTGGAGCAGATGGACAAAAAGGTGCTAGTAAAGATCCAATTGACGCTTTGGGTTATTTAGTGGTAATGCAACCTAAGCACACAAATAGTGACAACTGGAAGAAACAATGGCAGAATGCCGCTAAGTGTGGAACTTACTAGTTTATGCCAAATTCAAAGACTGACCCTTTAGCTATTGCCTCCGCTACCCCGCATGTAGGGGATTTATTGAGCGAATATCAACGCGCAATGGTAAATTCCAGTCAGGGAAACTTGGTTACTAAGTTTGATAATATTCGATTTGCTCGCTGGTCTGGCCAGACTGATGACGGCAAAAAGCACAGTGAATCCCGCCCAGAAGGTAATCCAGCTTGGCCATTTGAAGGCGCTTCTGATGTTCGCAATCGTTTGATTGATTCAAGCTGCAACGAGCTTACAACCATTCTTGTTTCTGCATTTGAAAAGGCCGATATTCGCGCTAATCCAAATGAGCTAAATGATACTGTTGTATCGAGTATTGCAACTACATTGCTGCGTTGGGTTCGTGACTGTAAGATGCCTCAGCAACTCCGTAAAGAGGCTGAATTAGGCGCACAGTACGCCATGCAGTATGGTTGGAGTGCTTTCTTTATTGGTTGGCAACAGAGCATCTCCAAACGCACGCAACAGATTAGCATGGATCAGGTTGTGCAGATGGCGCAACAGTCTGGTAGCCAGGCACTGCTAGAGTTGCCACAACTTATCATGCAGGCACCTGAGCAGGCCGCTGCAATCATTGATGCCGCTATCCCCAACCTTGGCATGTCGGAAGCCAAGCGAATGGTGAAGGAACTTGCGACAACCGGCGTAGCCGAGTATGACGAGGAGTATGTTTCCAAGAATCTGCCTGAGATTGTAGCACTTAAGCCTTGGGACGAGATTATCTTTCCGCCTGAAGCGGCTGATTTGCAGCGTGCGCGTGTTATCTTTCGTAGAACCTGGATGTCCGAGGTTGAACTACGCGAAAAGATCACCACTGAAGGCTGGAATCCAGACTGGGTTGATCGTGCGCTGCAATCTTTGGGAAAAAGTAGCACATTTTATAACATCAACCTGCTGCCAACCACAAACATGCTGGTATACAATGGCATCAACTACACCAACATGGTGGAGGTTGTTTATTGTTATACCAAAAGCATGGACGGCAATGCGCCGGCTATCTTTTACACGGTAATTTGCCCTCAAGCAGCATCAAATAGAGCTGAAGACACTTCTTCTTGGGCAATTCACGAACGGCTAGACTATGCTCACGGCGAGTATCCCTTTGTTGAGTTTCGCCGCGAACAACTTAGACGTGCCATCGTTGATACTCGTGGTATTCCTGAACTTTCTAGCACTGATCAGGATGAAATTAAGGCACAGCATGACTCGATCCGAGATCACACGGCCTTTTCGACGCTTCCTCCAATCAAGGTCGTCAAAAGAATAGGTTCAATCAATAAGGTTGGCCCAGGCGTCAGCTTGCCGGTGACTAACATGAATGATTACACGTTCATGGACCCACCAGCACGGGAACCCACCGTGGCATTTAACTTGATTAACCGTGTTGAAGCTAATCATGCGGCTTATTTTGGTACGGCTAATGCGCTTGTACCTCCAATTAAGACTCAGTTAGCCCAGCAAGCGTTGGTAAACTCTTGGCTGATGACTTGGCGTTCTGTATTTCGCCAAATGTTTGCATTGTGCTGTCAGTATATGTCAGCAGAAGAAATCCAGAAGATCACTGGAGCGCAGTTGCCTCAAAACATTTCGGCTATTCATGACGAGTTTGATTTAAACGTGCGCTTTGACGTAATGAACATGGATAAAGAGTATGTTGCTCAGAAGATCCAGTTCTTAAGCCAGATTGCACAGATGGATGCCGGTGGTGTGCTTAACCGGAACCGTCTTACCGAGATGATGATTCAAGCCATTGCTCCAGAGATGGCACAGGAGCTTGTGATGAATCAGGCGCAGGCATCTCAGAAGATGTACAAGGATGTGCAGACCGACATTGGCATGATGTTGCTTGGTAATGAGGCGCTGTACCAAGAAAACGATCCTACTGCACAAACAAAGCTGCAGTATGCACAACAGATTCTACAGCAGAATCCTAAGGCACAGCAGGCATTGCAAGGTGACCAAAATTTCCAGCAACTCTTTGAAAATTACGTCAAGAGTCTACAGATGTCGGTGATGCAGCAACAGAACGCACAGATTGGCAGGATTGGTGTTAACCCAATGCAGCAACAGCCTGGACAATAGTTATGGCAAAAGAACCCAAATCAAAGCCTATTCCTCAAGATTGGGGAGTCAAGGCCGCTGAGGAAGCACTTAAGCAAAGGGCTGCTGAAATGCAGGCAAGGCTTGAGGAGCAACGCAGGCAAAAAGGGTATGAAGATTTTTTAAAATATGCGCGCCAATACGACAATCTTGAAAAGGTAGCAGAAAATCCACCTTCATTTCCAACAAATTTAAAATTTTCAGCATACGATACTGTTGCTCCATATTATGGAAGTGAATTACAAAATCAGTATTTAACAGCACAAGAATACGCAAAGCAGTTGTCTGAATCTAACAGTCCTCGCGTAACAATTGATCCTTCTTATTATCAGGATTTTGTAAAACAAGTTCCAGTAATTACAGCTCCATTGCAAGCGCACTACAATGCAACCAAAGATTTTTTGTCACTTCCAAATCCAGTAGAAGATGCCTCGGTGACGTTAAGCATGTCTCCGCAATCATTACTTAAAAATAATTATGGAAACATAGATGCTGTTAAAGATTATTTAAGATCAAATATGTCAAACTCTTATAGAGATACAGCAGAACATGAGGCTGGGCATATTCCAGATAAACAAATTACATTTGCAGCAAAACCTCCTGTTACAATTGATAATAGTGAACTTTCAGCAATGCGAGATTTGGGATACATGACGCAAGAAAATCATCTTGTGACGGGACTTAGTAAAGTGCAAAGAGAGCAGTATTCAATGACAGGAAAAAGATTTGATTCTCCTGATGAATTTAAGTCATTTATTTTTAATCTCTCACAATCACCTGACATAGAAAAGGCAATTTCTAGCTTTTCAGAGGAAGCTCGACGCACGCTTCGACCTCAAATTAACAATGCTAAATTGGTGAAGGATTATTACAACAAGCTTGAATCTTGGAAAAATAGCAAAAGTTGGCTTAAGGGATTTGAACCAAAAATTCAAGGCAATCCAGATCTTTTAGAAAAAAGCGCACAGCTTATTCCTGCCCTTGTAAGTAATCAAGACTACACAAACTACCAATCTTAATGACCGACAACCAAAATACTGCATTCGGATTTTCTGGAAAAAGTCTACTGTGGAGCGAAGTGCTTAAGGCTATTCAAGAAACTCAAGAACAACTTTGGATGCATGCAATTAGCTCTGAAGTTAAAGGCGAAGATCGAGTACATGCTTGTGGTCAAGCTGATGGTGTAAACATGATTTATTCGTTACTTATTTCATTAAGAAAAGAAGCCAGAGTATTAAATGGTTTGACTTCTGAGGA